GTAGGGCTGCGGCTCAGCGTGAGCTTTTAAAAATACAACGTGAGAAGCTACAGCGGCAGCGCGAGCTGAAGAACGTCATTATTGCCTTGTTTGCACTGGCAATGTGTGCAGGCTCTGCCATTTATATCAGCGCCGTATTATTAGCAGGGTAGTAGTATGGAATATCAAGTAATGTTTAACGTAGCTATCGCCTTGGCGGGTTTTATTGGCGGTTGGTTAGTCAACCGTGTATTTGCTTTGCTAGACCGCATTGACGCCGAAATGAAAGCTATACCGATGCAGTACGTAACTAAAGACGACTACCGCGAAGACATCCGCGAGATTAAAGAAATGCTTGGGGCTATATTCAAACGCTTAGAAGCAAAAGCAGACAAATAGGAGTTCGCATGAAATATATAAAAGTTATAGGCAAGTTCGCTAAGTCTAGATTCATGAGCGCGACCGAAGAGCAAGCTACTGTTGTAGTTATCCTTGCTGCTATTGTCGTGATTGCGTTAGCGGTTAATTAAATGATTGCCTCACTTAGCGCCCTGATTGGACCTGTCTCGGCTATTCTGGATAAGGTAATCCCAGATAAAGACCTGCGTGAGAAGCTGTCGCACGAAATTGCGACTATGGCCGATAAGCAGATGTCAGCTCAGATTGAGGTCAACAAGGTAGAAGCCTCCCATAAGAGCCTGTTTGTAGCGGGATGGCGACCGGCAATTGGTTGGATATGCGGATTAGCCTTACTGTACTCCACCATAGTGTCTCCAATCTTAGGAATCTGGTTTACAGTCCCTGCCGTAGATACATCGCTTTTGACTACAGTGCTAATGGGCATGTTGGGCTTGGGAACGCTCAGGACGGTAGAAAAAATACAAAAGGTCAGCAGAGAAAAGTAAATGCAGAACTTGATCGAGATGCTTAAACGGCATGAGGGCGAGGTTGTCACTAATGGCCGTCACTTAATCTACAAATGCTCTGCAGGACACTGGACCATAGGAATCGGCAGGAATGTGGATTTAAACGGCGGGCTAGGTCTGTCGGACGACGAAGTTGACTACCTGCTAGAGAACGACATAACGCGAGTTATTAAGGAGCTTTCTTCTGAATACCCGTGGTTTAACGATCTTGATGATGTCAGAAAAGATGCTATGATTGACATCAGCTTTAACCTTGGCGCCACGCGCTTTCGCGGCTTTAAAAACGCGCTATCGGCTATGGAATCAGCCGACTATACCCTCGCAGCAAAAGAATTCCTTGATTCAAAATGGAGTCGGGACGTAAAGGGTCGCAGCCACGAACTCGCATCTATGATCGAGACGGGCAAATACTTGTAACGAGATTGGTAACCGCGTATGGCTTATTTCCGACTGGCATTAAAGCCCGGCATCGACAAGCAAAACACCGAATACGGTGCGGAAGGCGGGTGGACGAATTGCGATAACGTGCGCTTCCGGTTTGGCTTGCCTGAAAAGATAGGCGGATGGACTTATTTCAATGGGACCGCTGCTTATCTTGTTGGTGATGCGACCGAGGCTTTTTCGTGGAACAATCTAGCCGGAAGCCCCTATTTAGCTATCGGCACGGACCGTAAAGTCTATGTTTCAAATGGCGGAATCTGGTCCGATATAACGCCTTTGAGGGCCACGACTACAGCAGGCGACGTTACGTTTGCAGCCTCTTCAGGCTCCCCGACACTTACCGTAACCGACGCCGCTCATGGCGCGGGCGAGGGTGATTTTGTCACGTTTAGCGGGGCAGTCAGTTTAGGGGGCGTAATCACTGCTGACATCCTAAATTCTGAGTATCAAATAACCGAAGTCACTAACTCCTCTACCTACACCATTACAGCTCCTGTCAATGCAAACGGTTCTGATACAGGTAACGGCGGTGCTTCGGTAGTAGGCGCATATCAAATCAACACAGGTTCTGATGTTAGCCTGTTTGATTTTGGATTTGGCAGTGGAACGTGGGGCGCAGAAACTTGGGGCACAGAAAGAACGTCTAGCACAGAGGTCTCTTTGTTCTCTCGAAGTTGGAAGTTTGACAATTTTGGGCAGGTCCTTATCCTGCAGCTTGTGGACGGGCAGATATTCAATTGGAACCCTGCCTCAGGCATAGACACGCGAGCCACTGCAATTAGCGGCGCACCTAGCGCCAGTACTTTCGCCCTAATCTCTAGCCCAGACAGGCATTTGGTGTGCTTAGGTACAGAGACCACGGTAGGTGACCCAACCACGCAAGACCCTTTGTTTGTCCGGTTCTCTGATCAAGAAAACATTAACCAATTTGCGGAATCGGTGACGAACACGGCAGGCGGGCAGCGCCTCTCAGACGGTAACAGAATTATGACTGCCGTGCGTTCACGCGGTCAGATACTCATTCTGACTGATACCTCTTTGCACGGCATGCAGTACATTGGCCCTCCTTACACCTTCGGCTTTCAACAGCTCGCCAGTAACTGCGGGGCCTTGGGACCACACTGTGCTCTGGATGTTAATGGCCTCGCAATGTGGATGGGACCTGAGGCCTTTTATGTGTTTGACGGTACGGTCAAGAAGATACCCTGCACGGTGCAGGACTATGTCTTTAAGGACTTAAACCTTGTGCAAGGCCGTAAGGTCTTTGCCGGATTAAACACCGACTACAACGAAATAACATGGTTCTATTGCAGTTTCACGTCTGACTTTGTAGACCGTAGCGTGACCTATAATTACCTTGAAAACGTCTGGTCAATAGGCTCTTTAGCCCGCACCGCGTGGCAGGATGTAGGCACCTTTAACCTCCCTATTGCGGCAGAGCAGCTAGTCGACAGCACCGCGACATCGCCAAGCACTATATACGGCCTTACTGCAGGCCGCACAGTAGTCTATAACCAAGAATCAGGCGTCAATCAGGCCGACGGCACGGGCATAACCGCTTCTCTTGAGTCGGGTTATTTCGACATGGGCGAAGGCGATAACATGCTGCTGATGCGGAAGTTTATCCCTGACTTTAAAGATCAGCAGGGCAACCTCACGGTTAACCTCTTGCTTCGCCCCTATCCGCAGGCCTCGGCAAGCCCAAGCTCTTTGGACCCGTATGTCATAGCACCGGGCACGGAAAAGGTGGACACGAGGGCGCGAGGCAGGCAGATAGCAATTAAGATAGACAGCTCCGGCGTCGATACCAACTGGCGTTACGGGACCCTGCGCGTTGACATACAACCGGATGGCCTGCGATGAGCAAGATACAGAACGTCCGACTACCTAACGCCGCAATGGGTGACTACAGCCCACAGCAGTTTGACCAGTTAGTCCGATCTCTCGAGCAGATCATTTTGCAGTTAAACAGCAGCTACACGCCGATTACTACTCAGCATAAGAGTAATGCCCGCGCGTGGTTTGAGGGTACTTAGCCGTGGCAGATAAATATTTTCATCAGCGACTTATCCCTGCAGCGGCGACCGAGACAACGATATACACGGTCCCTGCTGCAAATACGGCGATTATTAAGTCCCTGCGGGTGACCAATGCCTCTGGCCAACAGGCCGATATTACGGTAAGCCAGTACGAGACATCGGGCGGTGCAGCAGGGTATTTGTATCATGCTCAAGCATTAGCGCACAGTGCAAGCGTTGACGTGTTTGCAGGTGTTCCGTGCATTTTAGAAGAAAGTAACGTCTTAAAGGTTACTTCGACACGCGCCGACGTGACTTTTTACCTGTCTTATCTTGAAGTGGACAGGGACTGATAATTGCTTGATAATCAGCAGTAATTTCGCGTCTTTGGCGCGCGACCCTGTGTGGTCCTACTTAAAAAATTAAGGAAAAGATCATGGCAGAAGCGATGCAGGGAGCTGCGGCACCCTTACAGTCCCCTGAGCAGATGACCCCAGAAAACCTTGACGCATTCGAGCGGATGAGGCAGGAAATGCCTGTTTCAGAGTTTAACTCTGAGGTGTTGAGTTCCGCAGCAGAAGCGGACCCTATGGCGGTCGCTGAATTTAAGTCGGAACTACGCGATCTTAACCTCCCCCCTGCGCTTTTAGACTCACTTAATCAGGTAGTTGATGCCATTCTGGAAGCCCCAGAAAATTACGCAGCTTTGCGCCAACAGTTTTTAAGTGATGGTATTCCTGAAGATTTTCTTCCCCCGACCTTTGATCCTGAGTTCTTCGGCGCGTTAAACCTAGCCGTAGACGAGATACGAGAGACCTCTGGTAACCCCAGAATGGCCCCTCAGAACTTCGCTAAAGGCGGTATTGCGTCTCTTCGTCCAATAGCTGCGGCTATTGCAGAGCAAGGCCGTGGCGGGGACACAATGCTTGCCCACATTACGCCCTCAGAGGCGCAGCTTTTAAAGAGTAGAGGCGGAGCAGGCACAATAAACCCTGTTACTGGACTCCCTGAGTTCGGATTCCTTTCAAAGGCATGGAAAAAAGTAAAAGGCGCCGTTAAAAAAGTCGGTAAAGCAGTTAAGAAGTTTGCTAAAAGTAAAGTAGGTAGGATCGTTACTACTTTGGCACTTGCCTTTGTCCTCGGACCTGCAGCAGCGACCACCTTGGGCGTAGGCTCTACAGTAGGCGTAGCGGCTGTTTCTGGTTTTGTAGGCAGCGCAGGCTCTACTTTGCTTGCCGGTGGTAATCTAAAAGAAGCACTGAAAGCGGGTGCTATTGGCGGATTAGTCGGCGGTGCCGGAGCGGCTGTTTCTGGTGGCGCGGAAGCCTTCAAAGCAGGCAGTTATACAGGCCCTACAACAATTGGAGGCCAGTTAGCTAAGGCAAAAGCAAGCGTTTTCGGCGCTCCGCAGCCCGCTCCTGTTTCTGAGTCAGTGAACCTACTAGAGAGCGCTGCTCAAACCACCCCCATTGGCGACCCTTTCTCAGCAAACGCTACCGGAACGGGCGTTGTGGGCAGTACGCCAAGCACTGGTTTTACCCCTCTTACAGGCGCTGAAGTTGACGCGATGAATTTAGGCCTAAAGTCCTCAGGCTCTGTTCCCTACACGGGCGCTGAAATTGAGGCAATGAATTTAGGTATAGGCAGCATTCCAACAAACGCCGTAGCTAATGTAGCTAAGACAGCCGCCACAGAAACGCCGGGCCTTATGCGAAGTGTCTACGACACCCTTGTCCCGAATGACGTAGGCATAGGCGAAGGCCTGAGAAACATTGCGACTAATCTTTCCCCTACAGCGCGAAAAGCGGCCGGAGCAGAAAGTTTTATCGGCCAGTATGGCCCCCTACTGGCGACTGGAGCAGGGATTATGGCTGCAACGGGCGGGTTTGATCAACAGCCTGCGACAGTACCTGCCGGTTTTGAAGAAATGGCGGCAGGGCAGAGCGGCGGCGCAAGACTGCTTTCAGAACAGCCTGAGAAGTACGGTTTAGATTTCGGCGGTGTTCGCACAAGCTATGCTTATGACCCCTACCAATACATGTATGCGCCTCCTCCACCCCCTCCGACATATGCTAATCCTATGACCGCCGCTGACGGCGGTCCGGCTGAATATCCGCGTAAAAATGGCCATATAAACGGGCCGGGAACCGGCACTTCAGACGACATACCTGCAATGCTTAGCGACGGCGAGTTTGTATTCACTGCTAAATCAGTAAGAAACATGGGCGACGGATCAAGGCGCAAAGGCGCTAAGCGTATGTACGCTTTAATGAAGAAACTTGAGGGAGGCCGCTCGAATGGCTGATGATATTACCTACACCGGCTCGATAGT